TAAAACAATTAGGGTATTGGTCAAAGACTACACAGAAACATATCAATTATTTGGCTCAAGTAAAAGGATTAGAAATAATTAAATAAAAACATAAACACAAATTATAACAGAATAAAAAAATACAAATTATAACACAATAAAAAAACACAAATAATAACAGAATGTGGATAACAAAAACATTTGAAACAAAAAAGCAACTAGATAATTGGATAGCTAGAAATAAGAACAAGTACCGCTATGAAGTTATTTTTATAAATAACGGATATGGAGTAGAGTACAAAGAATTGTATAACATATATTTATAATTATGAAAAAGAAAAACCTATTACTAGATTGGGAAGATACACAAAGAGAATACTATGAGCAATTTAATCGTTCACAAGTAGAAGAAGTGTATATGGATTGGTTTGGTATTAATATAGACCACTATCCATATATGGAAAAGTATCAAATGATTGATGAACTAATTGAAGATGAATTTATACACAGAAAAGAAGATAGTATTGATGACTTAATTGATACAATAGAACATATTAAACAACTTATAAATATAAAATAAAAACATTAAAACAACTAAAAATAATAACAGAATGGGAAGAAGTGTAATGTACCTAAACAACGCATACGATGTTTGGTATTTAGATAGTGATAGTTTAGACTATGACTTTGAATTTGAATATGATTGGGATAGCTTTGAGGCTGACTTATGTGAATGTATCAAAGATAAATATGGCTCCTTTGAATACGCTGACAAATGGGATAACAGAGAAACAAAAGTAATTCTGGAGAATAATCTATGTGAGATAGGAATATCAGAGTATTGTGGATTGATAAGCGTATCAATACAATTTTCTGACAACGACTACAACTATCATCAAAGAGGGTTAGCTGAAAATTATATGGACAAAATCAGAGAAGGAATGACCAGCATAATTAAAGGCTTCGGACAAACATACAACAAGCTAGGCTCGTTCTCAAATGGAGAAGGAGTTTATGAACTTAATTAAAAACATTAAAACAAAATTAAAATACTATGAGAAGTTATAACGATAAGGAGGCTCACGAAATGTACTTAGATTGGTTGAATAACTTTATATCAACCGAAAAGTTTAGTGAATACTACAACTTAGGTATGGCTGAAACAGAAAACATACTAGACAGAGGTCGTAAAATACAAGAAGAAATTAACGAGTACATTGAGTACACGAAAGAAATAACATTAAAAGATAAGGTGTAAAAAAAAACACAAATTATAACGGGAACACAAATTATAACAGAATGAGAGATAGATTAGAAAAACTGAAAGTAATGTTAGAGAAAGTAGATGATAATACTTTTAAGTGTGATTTACATTATAAAGATAAAAATATAGGATACATTAAATCTAGTCAAGTAGAAGTATGCCACAAGATAGCTAGTTACATTGAGGAAATACTTGATGAGGAGAGAAAACAAAATGAATTAGCTTACAACATTAGGAAAAAGAAGCAATGAACAGATACGCTAGTTATCCAAGAGGAGTTAAAGAACCTCTTAAATACAGATACGCAACACAAGATGATTACCGACCAAAAGTATGCGTTAACTCAAAATGCAACAATATATTCTACGTATTAAAGTATCAATTCTTTCTAAAAGATACATGCGATAAGTGTTGTGGCAAATAACGAAATTTTTGAGTATAGCTAGGGCGTTAAATGGGACATAATCTATGGCTTCGCCACCGCTTCGCTGATAGAGATTTTTTTTTTTTAATTTAAAATAAATCGTGATAAGAATGCTTACTAGCTTTTACTTAAAAGCGGTGTGTTATCCTATACAGCACAATAGCAAGGCAAAGTTATGGGGAATAATTGACAAAATCAATACTAAAACAACAACAAACAATAAAAGTTATTAACAATTCAATTAATTATTATGAAAGACAATAAACTAATAGATATAGTAGATGACGCATTCAACTACTTCAATGGTTACAGATTAGAAGAGCTTAAAGAAGATGATAAATTTTATATCAATGCACTAATGACATATATAGAACTATTAGAGTCTAAAACAAAAAAGCTTAAATAACAAGTTTAATATTTAAAAATAATAAAATAATGAAAACAACTAATGAGATAGAAAAACAACTGCAGAGTAAAGCTTGTAGCTAAATACACAAAAGAATTAATTGCTAAACTAGAAATTTTTGAATAATATGGAAAGTAAAGTAGTAAAGGACATAGACTTTTATGTCGAGTGTTTAAAAAGAGAGTTAAGGAAACCGTTTAATAAACAAGACTTTATGTATATGAGGCACCTTGACCAAAAGATATATGAATTAAAACAAAATAAAAATAGAAATGAGTAACAATATGGAAAACAATATACTAATAGCAGAATTTATGAGTGAAGAACCTAAGACTATACTTGGTAAAGGAAAAATTTACAAAGATTATTCTAAGTCTTGGGATTGGCTTATGCCAGTATTAAAAAAGATAAATGAACAAATATCTCCTAATGTTCGTGGATTATGGAGAAAGATTACTAATCCATATGAATTTAGTATAGAAGATGTTTATAAACAAGCAGTAGAAGTAATTAACCGATTAAATAACAATGAGTAACAATATGACTAAAAAGGAAAAATTAACACTAATGAGATTACGAAGTGAAGAGCTTTACGACAAGATTGCAGACGCATTTCACAATCAATCTGGAGGAGATTACAATGACACAATGTATTACCAATGGCTTGGTGCGTTAGAAGAAATGGAAGAAGCACAGATGGACAACAATCTTGAAGCTTGGGAGTACGCATACAAAAATCTGTCAGAGTGCTGGAAATATGTAGAACATTGTAAGAAGATTGATGACCTACAACAGAATATGCCTAACGCAATATATTGTTAATTATGAGTAAACACAGAATACCAAACGACAAATGGATGGAGTTTATTAGCGAGATAGCTACACAACTCACCGAACTAAACTTTCACGAAGAAACATTTTGGTTTGATGCAGAACAAAATCAAACAACCTTTACAGAAGAGGCACAAGATTATTACAATGAAATGTATGATGAGTATGAAACACTACTAGAAAACATATTAGATATAACTAGCGATAGAGATGAGTATTATGGAAAATAATATAAAAGAAATTTTAAAATACATATTGTTGTACTTAGGGTTCTTCACTATAATAATATCAATAGCATACAATTTTATAACTAACTTTTAATAACTAAAACAATGAGAATATTAATATCAGATAGCTATTCTATTGAGAAAGATACATACACAATAGAAGTTGATTACAGATACTACTCGGATAGTGGTAGCTGGCAACTACCACCAGAAGAAGATATAGAAATAAAGAAAGTAGAGTATAACGGTATAGATATTACAGAATTATTCTGGGACTTTATGGACTATGAAGCGATAGAAGATGAAGTTATGGAATACGTTAAAAGAACTTAATTAAAATTATAATACTAACAATATAAAAAAAACAAAATGGGATTTAGAAGTACAGTAATTTTTGGTGTCAAAAAAGATTATCAACAAAAAGTTTTCGATATACTAAACAAGTATGATTTAAATGATGTCTTTGAGTCAGGTGTTAGAGTACAGACTTGGACTGAATATGATAAAACACCTAACATTAAATACACAGAATACTACGCTATATTTAAAGCAGATGATATTAAATGGTATGAAGGTTATCCTTATGTAGATGAAGTTGAAGGTCTAATATATGATTTGATTAATGAAGATGATGAAAACGCTTTTATGGTTTGTCTTGGAGAAGACTCAATAATACATGGAGAGGCAGGTTTTTGGTGGGACTATGTAAATCACGTTAGCGAATTACAAATAATAGATAGTACTGATTTTTAATTAAAAAACACAATGAACATATTTTATTTACACCAAGACCCACAAAAATCTGCTGAGTATCAATACAATAAGCATGTAGTTAAGATGATATTAGAGTCAGCTCAAATGTTGTGTACCGCTCATCACCACTACGGAAATGATGAAGTACCATATAAAAAGGCTCACTATAATCATCCATCAACCGTATGGGCTAGACAAAATAGAGCTAACTATACTTGGCTATTCAGACACATGATGCACTTAGGAGATGAATACACCAAGCGTTACGGCAAAGAGCATCTCACTATCAACAAATGCTGGTCGCACTTATGCCACGCTCCTCAAGGTATCCCTGACGGAGAATTTACTCCGCCACCACAATGTATGCCTGATGAATATAAACATGAAGATACCATTACGGCTTACTGGAATTACTATATTGCTGAAAAACATTCAGTAGCTAATAAAGGGGAGCCTATATATATAAAACCTTATGTACGAAATTAATTTGTATATTTGACATTAACATATCAATCTTAGCTTGATGTCGCAATTTGAGACCTCAAGTTCGACAAGCAAGTATATACAATTATGAGATAGATATGTTACAAATAAGTAAAAACTTGTTGGTATGATAGGTAAAAGTCAGTTGCAAATGACCGAGCGAAACCACCCCGTTGCCCGTACAGTAAAGGAATAAAGAAAGGCTCACCAACTTATTTGTTAAACAATTAAAAAACTAAAATTATGAAAACTATAACAAAAAATATATTACTATTTTTAATTTTATTTATAACAGGTATGGCTTTGGGTTTTAATGAAAACTATTTTTTAGGTTTCTTATTCTTTTGCTTATCACTATATTTTATTTACAAAAATGAAAACACCTGAATACTACAAAGGAACTTATTACAAACTAGAAGCACACTTAACTTTGAATTAAATCAGTTGCGAATGACCGAGCAATCCAAGGTTGTTGCCCGTTTTGTTAAACAATTAAAAAAATAAAATGACTAAAGAACAAACCGTTGAATTAAATCTATTATTAGCTACTTTTAGATGCTTTAATGAGCAGTTATATCATTTTAAAAAAAACATTATGACAACTACAAATCAATACACTAACGAACAGACTGTTAAGTCTTTACAATTAAGAGCTATGCTTCCTCAATCATTAGATATAAATAGGAACTGGAACAAATTAGTCTTATCAACACACAATATAAAAAAGTTAAAAGAAATGGTAGAATTTATAAAATGGAGAGAAGAAGTATGTTCGAAATAATTGTTAAGATAATCTCATTCAGTTTCTTTTTTTTCTTACTGGGAATAACTATATTTACTTTTGCATCAATGGTGCTATTTATATTATTAAATAAATTACTACTATGGATAAAGAAGTTAAAAAAGCCCTTAAAGAATTAAGACCAATTATTTTCAGAATAGTAGTAGAGTCTATTTCTCAATATAGAAACTTAGATGAGTTTATTTTAGAAGATGAATTATATCATCACCTTGTAGATAATTCAGATAACTTAAAACAAGTATTTAATCAGACTGGTAAGCAGGATGAAATAAATTTAGTTATAGATTATCTTATAGATTACTTTACTGCTGAAGAACTTTACGAAAGATGTTCTATTATGCAAGAACTAAAAGAAGACTTAAATAGTATAGAATAAATTTGCAGATGTAAAACTTTTTTATTACATTTGCTCACACTTTAATTAAATTAAACAACAATGAAAACAATTAACATCAAAGGGAAAGAGTATATCCCAGTAAACGAAAGACTCAAATTTTTCAGAGAAAATTATCCTAATTACTGCTTAGTTACTGAGCTTATTCAAGCCACAGAACAGCATTGTGTATTTAAAGCTAGTATAGTTAATCCTGACGGAGTTCTTATGGCTACGGCTCACGCTCATGAAACACAAGCTGATGGTTACATCAATAAGACTAGCTTCATTGAGAACTGTGAGACTTCAGCATGGGGTAGAGTTCTAGGTAATTTTGGTATAGGTATTGATACTTCAGTAGCATCCGCTGATGAGGTGAACAACGCTATATCAAAACCAGCACCAACAAAAAAGAATACAACGACAAAATCTAAACTTACTGCACCTCAGCTAGAAGCTATGTTAGATGCTATTAAAGATGGTAAGGGTGATTTAGTTAGAGGTAAATTATCAAATTATACGCTAACTAAACCTCAAGAAAATTTAATAGCTGAAGCTTTAGATAAAATAGCTTAATATGTTTGGAAAGTTTATAAAGAAGTTTGCTGAAGACTCGGCTTACTACTCTGACTTTGACTTTGTTACAAATTCTCAGTTAGGTAAGATAGCCGTTAGTCCAGCACATTATCAGCATTACAAAGATAATCCTGAACTCAGAGAAGAGACTAAGGCTTTGATATTCGGTAGAGCTTTTCACCTTTGTATACTGGAGCCTGATAAGTTCGATGAACTTGTTGTGAAGGAGCCTAAAATGGATAAGCGTACTAAAGATGGAAAGGCTATGGCTCAAGAGTTTGAAAAAGAGAATGAAGGAAAGATAATACTTAGTCCAGTTGAGTGGAATAGTTTAATTGGAATGAGAAATAGAATTTATTCTTCTGTTGAGGCTACTGAATTATTATCTAAAGGTAAGGCTGAAGAGGTCATGGTTTGGGAAGACCCTGACACTAACGTTCTTTGTAAATGTAAGGCTGACTGGGTTAATCTTGAAGATGGTTACATCATGGACATCAAAACAACTCAGGATGCTACACCTAGAGGATTTAAAAGTTCAGCCTATAAATACGGATATGATAGACAATCAGCATTCTATTCTGATGCCTTTGGAGTAAATAACTTTATATTCGTAGTTATAGAAAAGTCGGCTCCATATAATATAGGAGTATATACTTGTGGAGATGATTTTGTTTCTGGAGGTAGAGCAAAGTACAAACATCTTTTAGGAATGTATAAAGATTACTTTGTTGAGGAAACGAGAGAGCCTTACGAATTTACATGGATAGATGAATTATAATAAAAATAAAACAAAATGAGAAAAGAAAACAAATTAACAAGCGAGATGAGTAATAAAGGTTTATCAAGAAATCAATTATCAAAGATGACTGATATATCTTTACCTACACTTAGAAAGTATCTGAATGAACCAACATTATTCAGTGTTAAACAAGCGAGAGAAATTAATAAAATTTTAGAAGTATCTGATGACTATGGATTTAGAAACATGTTCGTATAATATGAATGATGACAGCACAACTGTTATGGAAGAGACTAATACAAGTCAGATACATGAGAAGATAATGCAGATTGTCTGTATTGTTTGCAATGTTAAGAAAAAGGAAATATCTAGCCGTACAAGAACTAGAAATTTAGTTAATGCTAGAGTTTTATTTTCTCATCTTGTCAACAAGTATACATCATATACCAAGACAAGAATAGGTAGAATGATTAATAGAGACCACGCATCTGTATTACACTATCTTAAAAATCACCCAATATTTGTTGAATGTGATTTTGAATATAAGTTGTTACATACTCAATGCGAAGCTCTAATAAGAGATAAAGCAAATCTATATGACTTCTCTAATCAAATAACATATATAGAAAGTCTACATCAAGAGATAGAATATTTAAAAGGAAAATACTTGGAGTACAAAGACAAGTATTCTATGCTTAATTATAAGTATGAAAAACTTTGTAAAATTATTAATAATTAATTATTTTAAATTATGAAATCAGAAACAATTTATTGTGGAAATGGAAAGGAAGTAGTATTCGAGGATGGCTCTTCTATCGTAAACTTTAGCGTAGCTTTAAGTAAAATTAAAGACCACGTTTATGATTACAAAGGAGAAAAGTACATCAATCTTACAATCGCTGGTAACAGAGATGGAGAGAATGAATACGGTAAAACTCACTATGTAAAAGTGAACACCTACAAACCTGAAGAGAAAACAGATACTAAATCTAAAGCTGCTAAGGTTGAGGATGACTTACCATTCTAAGATTTACCCTTGTTGTTGAATAGGTAGGGGTTTAGGTTATGTGTTTCCTATCCCCTTACTTATTCCTCTAAGATAATGAAAGCTAAAATAGAGATAGAAATAGATAGAGAAGACTTATCTGATGATGAGTTAAAATCATTATTAGCTGAAAATCTATACAACATTTGTTTTGAATGGATAACATTTGATACTCCTCCAATGATAGAGTTTACAGATGGTGAAATAAAAACGAAAGAAAAATCATTTTTTAAATTTAATTGGAATGAAACAAAACAGTAACATAAAAAGAAAGTATGTTTCTAGGGTAGATAAGCTACTAGAGGAAAATGCTTCTATTAACGCTAATATAGGTATAGATAGTACTAAATCTGAAATAGAAGCTTTAAGAAAAAAAATTAGAGCAAACATAAAAAAGATTAAAGATTTATGTCCTTATACATATTCTATAATTGAAGTAGATGATAACCATAAAACAATAAACTAGAAATGTTAATAAAGATAAACAACACATTCGTAGACTCATCAAAGATATTGTTATGCGAGATTGATAACTACATTATAACGATACTATTAGAGGGAGCTATGGAACCGTATGAAATTGTCTTTGAAGATGAAGATGATTGCTTAGAAAGTTTCAATAAACTTTGCGGTAAGATGTCCGTAGTTGACATCAATCAAGAAAATAAAAACAGAAAGTCTACATTAAAGGAAGATAAAAGGGAATTGTTTGATACATTTTGGGAGTTATATCAGAAGAAAGTAGGATACAGTAAATGTTTAGAGAAGTTTATGCAGTTCGGAATACCTACTATAAGTGAGATAATAAAAGCTGTACCTAAGTATGTTAAAGACACTCCTGATATTAAGTATAGAAAAAACCCATTAACTTGGCTCAATGGTAGATACTGGGAAGATGAGCCTATAAAACAAAAAGAAAAAGAGAAAGAGAAGTTTAATCACGATGAATTATTTTAGTAATGAGTTTAGCCAACGACCAAATTACGATAAGCAAAAACGAGGGAGAAGTGAGGACAATATGTCGTTCATGCTCTCCTGAAAGAAAAAAAACAAAAGAAAAGTGCCTAGCTATAAATGCTGAAAGCGGTGCGTATATATGTCATCACTGCGGAGACTCAGGCATTATAATAACCCACAGAACAATGGGTTCTAATGAAACTAAGTACGAAAGACCTAAGTCATTAAATTCAACTCCATTATCTGATAAATTATACGAATGGTTTAAGGAGAGAGGTATATCTTCTAATACCATATTAAGAAACAGAATTACTCAATCTGAAGAGTACATGCCTCAAGTGGGTAAAGACAGAGTAACAATTAACTTCAACTACTTTAGAGATGGAGAGCTTATAAATATAAAATACAGAGATGGAGAAAAGAATTTTAAGCAAACTAAAAATGCTGAGAAGATATTCTACGGACTTGATGATATTAAAGATTGCAAAGAAGTATATATTGTAGAGGGAGAAATGGATAAGCTATCTTTAGAAGAGGTAGGTATCACAAATTGTGTGAGCGTTCCTGATGGAGCACCTAATCCTGGCACAAAAAACTATGATAATAAATTCAGCTACCTTGATAATTGTTGGAGTTATTTTGAAAAGGTAGAGAAGATACATATATGCTCTGACAATGACACAAACGGAAGAGTTCTTCTTGAAGAAATAAGCAGAAGACTTGGAAGAGAAAGATGTAATATAGTTGAGTTTCCTGAAGGTGTAAAAGATGCTAACCAAATGTTAGTTGAGCTAGGTAAGATAAAGCTAGAGGAATGTTTAAAGAACTCTAAGCCTTATCCAGTTGAGGGAGTCTTTACTGTTGATAGTGAAAAAGGATATATGCTTGACGTATTCCACAACGGTAAGAAGAAAGGACTTACTACTGGATATAAGATATTAGACAATCATTATAAACTAAGAACATCAGAGTTAGATGTTTGGACTGGTGTTCCAGGCTCAGGTAAAACTATGATGGCTATGCAGATAATGTTAAACGCATCTGTTCTTTACGGATGGAAGTGGGGAGTATTTTCTCCTGAGAATTATCCAGTAGGTGATTTATTTGATGTTCTAGCTGAGATGTATATAGGTAATACATCAGATATGGATAAAGAAAGAAGAATGACAGAGTATGAATATGAGAATGCTATAGAATTTCTTAATGAACATTTCTACGCTATTTATCCTGAAGATGATTTTAGTCTTGATAATGTATTGTCAAAGTTCAAGCATCTTGTTATGCGTTATGGCATTAAGGGTTGTTTACTTGACCCATTCAATCAACTTGACCATGAGTTTAGAGGAAAAGATGAAACTACATACATCGGAGAATGCTTGACAAAGATTAGAAGATTTGAGCAGGTCAATGACCTAAAGTTTATCATCATAGCACATCCTAGAAAAATGGACAAAGATGAAAGCGGATTACACTACAAAATGCCTACAGCTTATGATATTAGTGGTTCTCAGAACTGGTTTAACAAAGCTGATAATGTAGTGTGTATTCATAGAAACAACCCACAAGATACCTTTGACACTTCCGTAAGAGTCAATATTCAGAAGGTGAAATTCCAAAAACTAGTTGGCATACCTGGTGAACAACTTTTGAAGTTTGATAGGAGGTCGAATAGGTATCTTGACTTGGGTAATAGCTGTCCCTTAGATAAGGTTAGCTATACTTATTCAGTATTAATGGCTTCAAGCCCATCAGATAGTTTTTATCCAAGATAATGAAAGCAAAAGAATTTTTAAAACAGAAAGGTCTCCCAAATGTTCATCAAGGCAACATAGAATATTGGGCTAAATTATTAGAAGAATATAGCAAAATTAAATTTCAAGAATATTTTAAAATAAAAGAAAAGATAAAATGAAAAACTGGAATAGTAAAAAGAAAGAATATACTGACATAATAAAAATGGATACTAGAGAGAAGGCTCAATTAGCACAATTTCTAAAACTTCAAGGAATGTCAGTTAAGGATATAGCTGAAAAGCTAGAATTAAGTGAAAGTAGAATTAAAGAATATTTAAAAGATGAATAAACCAAAAGAAGGAGACACAAGAGAGATGTTTCTACACGAAATTATGACAAAAGGAGTCTTTAGACTTGATACAAGAAACGGAGAAGAATTTGAAGTATCTGCACAAATGCACGTATTAGCTGATGTAATACAAGAATTTGATGGCGAAGATTGGATTGAAGTTGATAGAAATCATGAAGAAGATTATTTCTATTTAACCGACTATGAAGAAGGATATAGATTTGATGAAGAACAAATATGCGAAATGTTTGATGCTGAATATCCTGATTATGAATGGAATGGTTATAGTAATGATTGGTGCGATATTGAAGAAACAGATACTAAAGAGCAAGCGTTAGAGAAGTGGGAAGTTTATAAAAACAAATTTCCATTACTAACATCTAAAGAACAATTTGATATATTATAATATGAATGAAGCAAGAAAATTTATAGACGACTATTTAATAAAGCATAACATTAATAAAATTGAATTTTTATCTGGTGTTAGAAAAAGAGACTTAGTATTTCATAGAGTTATTTTAGCTAATGTATTAAGAAATGTATTCAATTTTGAATTAAGAATATGCGGAGAGCTATTAAATAGAGACCATTCATCTGTTATTCATTATGAAAAAGAATATGAAAAGCTACATAAAATATATAAAGAATATTTTAGTGCATATACATTCGCTAGTTCTTTTGCTAAAACATACTTGAAAGACAAAGACAAACATGTAGACTTAGTACATAGACTCTTAGTTTCTAATAATGTTCTTAGAGAAAACATTAATGCAAAAAAGATAGAAATGGATAAAGTAAAGTTTGAAAACAATAAACTTAAAAAACAAATAGAAGAATTAACACAAACTAATAAAGAATTAAGATACAATTATGTTTAATAAGAAAAAAGAAAATGCATACTTAGATGCGTTAGCAAACCAGGAATATACAATTATGGTAGTTGAACATGTACTTGAACAAATGAAAGAGATATATGTAACTCCAGAGCATTACGAAGAACTATATCAAAATGTAGTTAAATTACATTCTGATGTATTAGCAAATGCAAAAGATTTACCAAACTACGAATTGTATAAAAAAGAATTTAGAAAACAAGATTTAAACCCACAAACAAAAGGTATTTAATATGCTTACACAAACGAACTACTATCAAGATAAAGAACATATATCAAACTCAATGTTAAGTTGGTTAAATCAAAGCCCTGCTTATTTTAAGTCTCAACTTGATTCACAGTCTGTAGCTACTGATGCAATGATATTAGGCTCTGCTTTTCATTGTTGCACATTAGAACCAGACAAATTTGATAATGAATATTATGTTATGCCAAAGATTGATAAAAGAACAAAGATTGGCAAAGAAGAATATGAAAATCATATACAAGCTGCTGGTGATAAATACATTATTAATACAGAACAATACTCTAAGATTATAGCTATGAAAGACGCTATGCTTGAAAATAAAACAATAGCAGAATTGTTAACAGTTAATAATGGTGTTCCAGAGTCTGTAAATGTATGGGAGGAAAAAGTACAAGATGATGATGGTGAGACACACGTAGTAAAATGTAAAAGTCTAATAGATTTTAGAATAGACGATCAAGACTTAGTTGTAGATTTAAAAACTACATCATCTGTAGCTTCATTTACTTCAAGTATTAGAAAGTTTGGGTATGATAGACAGGCGGCGTTTTATTTACGTGGATTACAAGCAAATGAACTTGTTAGTCCAGATGCAAGATTTTTATTTGCTTGCGTAGAAAAAGAAGCTCCATTTGAAATTGCAATGTTTGAATTAGACAAATCTATTTTAGATATAGCTAACGCAGACATAGACAATTTATTAAAACAATATGTAATATGTAAAAAGAATAATTACTATCCAAAAAGATATGAGACTTTTGATGGTGATTTAAATTTAGTAACCTTATCTTCTGAAGATATATATAAATAGAATTATGAAATTAAATTTTAAACAAACTGTAAAAGCATTAGGATTTACCAAAAAAGAATTTGGTGAAGTAATTGGTGTGAAAGGTAGAACCATAACAAAATACCTAAACAATCCATCAGAATTACGCATTAAACATTTACAGCTATTAGCTGATGACAAGAAGTGCGAAGAAAACAATTTATTATTAGAAGACTTAATATATTTAACTTTATGAAAAATACTGTAATATTTGAAGGAGGAGTAGATAGTTTGAGAACTATGGTAGACTCTTCATTAAAAATAACATTAGGTACTCCTGAATTGTCTCCAGATACAATGGCTAGACTTTTTGGCTTACTAAAGCAACCTGGATACGTTGTAATATCAACATCACCTATTCAAAAAGAAATGGTGGAGCTTGTAGAAACAGCAGGACAGGAAGCGGAGTTTGAAACAAAAACACCAAGTCAAAGACTACGAAATGTATTA